CTGCTGAATCTACAGCACTAAATAATCCTCTTACGTTTGCATCTGATCTAAATGCATCTGTATTGACTGTAACAACATTACCTGTTTCTGAGAGTGTTACACCTGTACCACCTGTTAAACTTTTAATACCATGTATAGTTGTTGACCCTGAAGTTCTTGAACCTGCGTATATGTTTACATCACCTGCGCCAACATCCTCAACATCACCTGCATCTACGGCTGGTGTTATTTCCTTGATTGCGCCATTTACATAAACATAAGCCTTACTTGCTGAATTGTCTACATATATTGCACCGTTTGTTGCAGTAGCACTATCTGGTACAATCAGGCTTCCTGTAAATGTTTTAGTTCCTGCAATACTTTGGTTTCCAGAAGCAGTTAAAAATACTGTACTTGGTACTCTGCTTACTTCGTAAGTACTATCGTTGTACATTAATACTTTACCAGTATCTGAAGTTGTATTTCTTATAGGTGAAATATATGTTGCGCCTGCTGTGGCCGCCGCTGGATAAGGGAATGTGGAGTCACCTGCTCTTAATACTATACTATCTGCCGCTTGACTTGATTCACCTGCTTTGTGTCCAATAGCAATACTGTAATCACCTTGTGAAGTTTTACCTGCTTCAACACCCATTGCAATACTGTATGCACTTTGAGCCAAGTTACCTGCTTTTTTACCTATTGCAATACTATGTTCTTGCTGTTGTACTAATCCTGCACTTTCACCAATTGCAATACTGTACTCACCTTGATTAGAGTAACCTGCTAATGTACCTATGCCAACAGCACTACCTGTACCTGTTCCTGACAGTTTACGTTCACCTTGGTTCTGCCAACCTGCTTTATAACCTATTGCAACACTTGTATCTTTTTGATTGTCTTTACCTGCTTCAACACCAATTGCTATTGTGGCTGATTGTTGTGTAGTCGAACCTGCTAAATTACCTATAGAGATTGCATTTGCCTCTGAGGCATTAAATGTACCAGCACCTGAGCCAATTCCTATACTGTTATTACTAAACTTAACATGTCCTTGTGAGAACGTAATAGTATTTGGAACTGTGTCTAATGCAATAGTACCACCTGTTAAACTTATTGCAGTACCGCCAGTAAAATGTGCTCTTACTTGGCTTGCTGAATTAGTAATATGAGTTTGTACTTCTGCTTGGCTTGGGCCAGTGTAAGTAATAACACCAGTTGAATTGTTGTATGCTAAACTTCCGTCACCACCTGCATCTGATACACTAATATGAGCTCTTGCTTCTGCGGCACTTGGTCCTGTGTAAGTAAATACACCTGCGCCATTATAAGTTAATGATCCATCACCACCTGCATCTGTTACACTAAAGAATCCTTCAACATCTGATTCAAGTAGCATATTGTTGTTTGTGGTGCCATCATTACTAAACATCCACCTGTCGCCAACTTCATTCCATCTTAGATAAACGTTTGAACCTGCACCTGTTCTGTCAACTTCAACTCTTGAAGCATCAGCACTAGAACCACCGCCAACGTTTAATGTTAATTTTTTAGTTGTAACAAACGAGTCTGTTTGTGTTGCAGAGTTTAAATTACCTACAACATTTAATGCACCAGTAACATTTAAATCACCAGTAACTTGTGAATTGCCAGCAATATTTGAAATGACTGGATCAGTTAATGTTTTGTTTGTTAGTGTTTGAGAGCCTGTTAATGTTGCAACTGTACTGTCAATTGCTAATGTTCTATTTGCGGCTATTGTTCCACCGCCACTTAGTCCTGTTCCTGCTAAAATACTTACTGCCGAGTGATCAATATGTTCGTTTGCTACAAAGCCACTTAAATTATCATGGACTATTTCTGCATCTGTAGTTGATAATGTTAATGTGCCTGCGCCATCATTATAAACTTTTGTAATACCTGTACTTGCAACTGTTAATGCATTAACTCTATCATCAACTGCTTCAGAAAAATCTGTTACTTGCGTGGACGGTATTGCTATGTTTACATCAGCCGCCGCTGTTAATTGTCCTTGTGAGTTTACAGTAAATGTAGGTATTGCAGTTGCACCACCATAACTTGCACCTGTAACTCCTGTGTTAGTGATACTAATTGCTCCAGCATTATATGTAATGCCTGTGCTACCACTTAGTCTAGAATCTACTCTAGCATTTGTAAAGTATAAATTTGTTCCTTCAGGTAAGTTAGTTGTTGTTGTAGCACCTACAACTGAAGTAGGATTAAGTGTGAATACACCAGTACTGTTATTATATGTAAAGCCTGTTCCTGTTGCTGATACTAATGCTCTAATCTCTGAATCAGTTGGTCCTTGGTATGTTATTACACCTGTAGAACTATTATAAGATAGTGAGCCTCCGCCGCCTGAATCTGTTACTGAATGTGCCGCTCTTGCTCTAGCATCTGTATAGTATAATCTTGTTCCTTCTGCAACGTTTGTAGTGTTAATGCCATTTAGTTTTGCATTTGTAACAGAAGTATCTGCTAGTTCTGTTGTGCCTACAACGCCTGCACCTATGTTTGTTGATAATACAATATCTGTAGTTCCATCAAACGATACTGCACTTGCTTGTACATCACCTGTAATACTAAAGTTTCTTGCATTTGCTAATGCTGTTGCATTGGCGGCTGTACCTGTAAAATTACCAGTAAGTGTTCCCGCCGCTACTGTACCTGATGCTGTTATATCTGTTGCCGCAATGTCACCGCTAACTGTAAGTGTTGTTGCTATTGCAGGACTTGTTGAGAGTGTTAATGTACCTGCTACAGAGTTAAAAAGCAATGATGCATTTGCATCACCCGATCTTAATTTTAATTCACTGTTTGTTGCAGTAGGATTTACGTCTTTAGTAAAACCATCTGAGTTGACAACTAAAACGTCACCAGCAAAATTAGTTTGAGTATAAGAAGTAGATTCTACGAATTCTTTTTGCTCTAATTGTCCCTCAATCGTAAGTTTACCCTGGATTACCAGTTCTTCATCTGCGTTGATGTAGGTGCGTTTAAAATTTGCCATTTATAATCTCTCAAACAATATTGTTATTAACAACTATTTATCATAATCGCAAAAAACAAATTCCAGTCAAAAAAAAGCACTCCTAAGAGTGCTTTTTAATGTTTCTAACGAAACTGCTCTAATAAGTCTATTAAGGCTTACTGGAATGCAACGTTTGACAACGTAATGTGGTCAACGTAGTCTGCCGCGTTACCAAGAGATGAAGCAGTATTTGTTAATTCTTTGTAACCATATCTGGTCATGAAAGAAACAACTGGTTCAAAACTTGCAGGATCCATTACAGGTCCTGTGCTCATTAATGGAACGTAAGGGCAGTAGAATGCTGGAGCATCAGTTTCTGATGAACCTTTATATCCTACTAATACGTCTGTTCCATCAGCCGCGTAGTTGTCTACAAAAACTTTAACAGTTCCGTTTAAAGTACCAACAAACTTAGTGTTTGTAGGCGCTTCAAAAGAACCTTCAGTTGTTCTTGCAAAAGTTGAAGTTGACGCACTTTGTAAGATTGTCAATGCTTCTGGAGATACAACAACATAGTTACCAGCACCACGTCTTGTTCTAGCCGCGATTCTGTTAGCCGCTCTGTTGATCTCAATAGCCAATGCCGCATGTCTGTCACCGACAAATACACTTGTTCCACTCAATGAAGAGAAGTCAATTGAATTTGATCCTGTTCCAGCAAGAGTTCTTAGTGAACCGATAATTTCTTGGTCGATTTCAACTACGATTTCTTGTGCTAAGGCTTGCATAATTTCTGCTTCAACGTCAACGCCGTGCATACTTTCTGCATCTTGAGCCGCCTCAAAAGTCCATCTTGCTGAAAGACGTCTTGTCTTCGCTTCAACAGTTTCTTTTAAGATTTGAATGCTCATTTTCTTACCAGGTAATCCCTCAGCAGATGCTGTTGCATCTGGAGATCCTGCATAAGTGTTAGCAAGTTTGAAAGGACTTAATGCCTCGTCACCTGCTGTTGCTCCACCACTTGTTTCAGCATATCTGACTCTAAGTGTGTGAATTTGTCCTACTGGACCAGTCATTGGTTGTACACCAACTAGTTCGTTTGCGATCACTGAAGGCATAACCCTTCTGATCAAAGGTAACATCACCTTATTTAATGTTGCTACGGATCCTGCACCTGTGGCTCCTGCGGTTGCGGCCTCTGACAATTGACGCTTTGCGTTTTCGAGTACCACGTCCATAGTTTGCTTACGTTGACCTTGTAGGCCTTCTGTAAGTGCTTCTTTGGTTGCGGACCAGTTGCTTTCAAATAAATTTGCCATTTTAATTACTCCTATTATTTTGAAAGTCCGGCTAATTTACGGATAGTGTCTATTTCTACTACATCATCCGTGCTGTCATTGGCTTCTGCGTTAGCAGTCACCTTTTTATCACCAGTGTGTTCTTTTATTACTGATTCTGTGATAGTCTTCTTCACTCTAGGTGTTTCGCCATCTAATACAGATGGAAGATACTTATCAAATTGCTTTGCTAAGTTCTCTGTCTTAACACTTTCAAGTAAGTCTGACATGATTTCTTTCTTCTCTTTGCCTAATGGTGACATAAGTTCATTTAATGTTTCTTTACGATCCATTAAATCTTGTGCCACTTTTAACTTGCTTTCCGTAATTTTCACTGCTTCTTCTTTCGATTCTGCTGTTGCTTCTGCTTCTTCAAGTTTAATTTTCATTTCGGCTAGTGTTTTCTGAACTGCTTTAATTTCTTTGGCTTCGTTCAAGTATGAATTACCATACTCGTTAGCGAATGCTTCAAAAATTCTACGTCCAAAGTCGTTCTCACGAGCTGACGTGATGTCATCACGGAAAGATTTAACTTCATTAACAAGAACGTTGTTTACAACGCCTTCGACTTTTTCAGCCGCTTTGTTAATAAATGCTTTTTTGGCTTCTGCTAATTGCTTCTTGCCTTCTCTTACCATTTTGACTTTCTGCTCAACTAATGCTTTCTTGTCTTCGTGGAACTCATTGAGTTCTTCTGCAAGTTGCTCTGCAACAAAATCATCTAATTTTGTTACATGCTCACTTGTACGAATTCTGTCTGCTCTAAGTTCTTTTACTTCCTTAGCGACTTGTTCTGTTACAAACTTGTCTAATAGTTTTGCGTGTTCACTGACAGCCTTGCGGTACTTAACTTGTTGGTCTGCTAATGCTTTCCTGTCTTCTGCAAGTTCTGAAATTTCTGCTGTGACTTTTTCAGAAATGAAATTGTCCATTGCTTCAACGATCTGACCTTTGTCATGCTCGTATCTTTGGGCAAATTCTTCTCTAAGTTCAGCAGTAAGTTCTTCTCTTGCTTCTACAAGTTTGCTTTCCCAAGCCTCTTGAATTCCAGAAGTTACCTCTTCAGATAATTCTATTCCTTCAAGTATCTCGTTAAATTTCACTGCCATAGTAGTCTCCTACTTACTTTGTATTTAATTCCTTAATGAAACGAGTTATTTCGCTCATCAAGTGTTTTTCTGCACTTTTATCGTGTGTTAATGCGGCCGCCGTATTAAAAATAGTTTCGCCGCCTCTCATGTTGAATAAACTTTCATATATTGTTGTTGGGTAGGCATCTGGAGCACTTGGTTGTGCCACAATGTCTACTGTTACTATATCAAAATCGGAAACTTTACCGCTATCATTAACGTTACCGCTTCCTCTACTTGATACACCTAATTTTGCTCCCGCCTTTAATAATGCTGTTGCAATATTACCCATTGGTGTTTCTATGATTTTAAGTTTACCCATACCATTATCACCGTCCATTTCCATGGATGTGATTATATGGCTTACCCTGTCTAGGTTAATTTGTAGTTCTTCTGGATGGTCTAATTCGCCCATCACAGTTTCACCTTCACCTAATCTAGATCTTACATTCTCTACAGCACGTTGAATCTCATCACGAGGATAAACTCTCCCGTTTTGATTTTCTACTTCACCTTGGATGAAAAGTCCTTGCATAAACAAATCTTTTCCATCTGCTGATTCTGTTAATGTTAACCCTGCATGTTGCGGAGTTAAGTATTCATACAGTTTTCGTGCCATATTAAATTACTCCCTAAAGAAATATTATTTAGACTTTTTTATGGTCTACGTTAATGTTGTCTGTAGGTGTGTGGTCTTTTGCTGAGTCACCTTTTTTGCCTTCGCCGCCGTCTTTTGCACTAACTGGTTTTGCTAGAGCTACTGCTGGTTGCTTAGGTGCTTTAGTTAAAGATGATTCATTTGAATCTGCTTCGCCGCCTTTTGGTTCTGCAACGTTATCAGATAGTTTAGTTGCTTCTTCAACAACTTCACCTTCTTCTTCAGAGGACTCTTCGATATCGTAATCAACAGTTTCTTCCATTTCTGGTTCCATGTCCATATCCATATCCATTGGTTCTTCTAAATCAAGTTCTTCTGCGTCGTCTTCGCCTTCTTCTGCGTCGTCGCCTAATAATTTTTCAAATTCAGCTCTAAGATCTTCTAATTCTGCTTCTAGATCGTCAACTTTATCTTCGATGTCGCCTTCTTCTGCTTCATCTTCCATTCCGTCTTCGTCTTCGTCTTCGAATTGTCCGTTCTCTTCTGCTTCAATTTCGTCTGCATCTGAAATACTGTCAACAAAGTCTTCACTTTGATCAATTTCTTCTTCGACTGCTTCTTCTTCTACTTCAGCAGTTTCTTCTACTGCTTCTTCTTCTGATTCTTCTGCTTCTTCAACAGCCTCTTCAGACGTTTCTTCTACTTGTTCTTCTGCTTCATCAAGAACTTTCTCGTATTCACTACGAGCCTTAGCAACCACATACTCATGCAAAAGCTCTTCTGCTTTTTCATTTTCTTCGGCTAGCAATAGTTCAAGAATCTGCTCTAGATTCGCTTTTGATTCTGACATTAGTGGCCTCCTAATATAAATTTTTTTTTAAAATAGGCGCAAGATACGCCTAATACACTAACTACTTATGTGTGAGGTGTTAAAATGCGTATA